AGCTAGATATGATGATGATATGGCAAAAGCAAAAGCACAATCAGATGGATTAAAAACTGCAATCGCTGATTTCAAAAAACTTTAATTAACATAACAAGGAGTTACTAATGGCAAAAAAAGAAAAAGAAATGCCTAAAGACAACATAATCACTCTTTTTGACAAAGAGTATAAGGAATCAGAGTTATCTGATGAACAGAAAGTAATGATTAATCATGTAGCTGATTTAGATAGAAAAATTCAATCTTCTGAATTTAACCTTCAACAGCTACGATTTGGAAAACAGGCTTTCCTAGATGCTTTAAAGGCTAGTATTGAAAAAGATGAACAAGAGAATAAAAAAGAGAAGTAATGGTGATTTTGTGGTCATGCATGAAAAAAACTGCATTAGTACATCTTATAATATTCCTATTCGGTATGTTTATGTTGACTAATTGTTCAACAGGTTGGTCTGTGGGGGGATATGAGTTATTCCCTCAGGACACTACAAACAATACTGTTTTTACAGAAATTGTTTCTTACGATTCTACAGTCCATTGGTATTCACAAAAAATATTTGATGGTGATAATTGGTGTTTTAAACACAGTGAATGGGAAGACGTAAGGATTTACTAATGAGGACGGTGATTTGAGTGGGAAACCAGATACAGCCAGAAGTTATCGTGCTACTGTTCTTGATGATAATGCCATTGTTTCTATTAATCTTAAGTGGCTTGGTCAAATTGCAGTACTTATCGGAATGTTGGTCTACGGTTATTGGCAAGTTGAAAGTAGGATTAGACGACTTGAAGATAGCGTTCTTACTCAAACTGAACAAATTGGGAGCTTACTTGATAAGCATATCGTGGAAGAACGGATTGAGAGACAAGAGCTGGCAGAGAAAGTAGCTTTTTACGAAAAAGAATTTAATATCAACCCATTGAGTTGGGGGAAAAAGAAGAAAAGCAAATGAGTGAACAACAAGAGTCATTAAAAAGAGAACAGGCTCTTGTAATGCTTGCTAGAAATCAAGGAAATAGTAAAGCAACTAAGCGGATTATTAAACAGTTTTTAAAGTGTATTAAGGGATAGTATGAATTTTTTAGAAATATACGGCGAAGCTGGAATGATAGGAGTTGTTGGGGCGATGTTTGTATATTTAGTTGTATCCTTAAGTAATAAATCAGCTAAACAGCAAGAAACTTTAGAGAATTTAAAAGTGGAAAACAAAGGTCAATCGGAAACTTTAGAAAATATGGAAGGAATGATTATAAAATTAATTAATAGATGGAATCAATCAGATGACAAACTAGATAGAAAATTTGATGCATTGACCAAAGAAATAAACGATTTAGATAATCAAGTGTCTCGAATAGATGGGTCACTATCAAGAATAAATGGAAAACACTAATGGATAGTTTGAAAGTAACTTCAATTAGCTTTGCTAACTATGGAGTATATCTAGCGGAGATAAATTTATTATTGCAATGTGTTGTTGCGGTAATGAGTATCATATACTTAGCAATTAAAATCAAAAGGAAATACTAATGGATATTAAATCAATGTTAGTTAAGATAGCGGAAGAGCAAGCTGAGAAGATGCAAGATGACGTAATGAGTCATTTAGCATCGGATGAGTTTACTGAAATGTTAGCAACAAAAATAAATGAACGTGTCAATCTTCCTTGGATCAATGAAGAAAAAGAGCAAGAGCTTTTTGAAAAACTTGTTGATGTAATGACAGATATGTTAGAAGGCGTTTTTAAAGGAAAATAATATGAAAAGTATAATGACAGGATTAATTATAGTAGCTTTGTCAAGTTCTGTATATCCAGAATACCACGAAGCAGAAAGATATTCAAACAGCGAGATTAAGAAAAAGAAAAAAAAGAAGAAGAAGCTGGCAGAAAAAGGTAAAAAGAAAAAGAAAGGGTTTTTTTCAAAAGCATTTGGTTCTAAATAATGCCTAAGCAGTTCTACACAATACGGGATTGGTCGGGAGGCATGAACAATCGTAAAGACCCTAGAGACTTACGAGAAAATGAATATTCTTTTATTGAGAATATGTCAATAGATGCATTAGGAAAGATAAAAACTATAGGCGGTTTATATGATAAAAACGCTGACTCTGATGGAGATACTAGTTCTACTCCACTTACAGAGCATTTTGTTACGAGAACGGCAAACATAACGGGTGGGGGAGGCTATGGTTTATATTACTTTGAATCTGATCATAGTAAAAACGCAGATCAAACGATTACAGAAACAAAAAGCGGAACAGCTTTGGCAATCGGAACAAGTAATGGTAATATTAGTTTTGTTCGTGTCCAAACGACTCCTGACGTACCTGCTGATATTCCTGATCTACCCGGATAAAGTAAGTTAGAGATGCCTACTCCTTCGTCAAGTTATATGCTATTAAAAGGTGGTACAGATAATGGAAATAGTACCATTTATACTGCTGATGATTCTGCTACTCAAAACCTTATTAAGATTGGTGACATTATCAAAGTTACTGGAACTGCTAATAATAACGGTATTTACACGGTAATAGATATTACTACAGATGGTACTGCTTTAGGTAGTACAGGGGATGTGTATTACTCGCTAAAGGGTTCTGCGTTGACAAATGAAAGCTCTGCTGGTAGCACTGATCCGGAAATAGAAGTTATTAGAGAGCCCGGTGATAAGTTACTTGCTTTGGGAGACGTAGACAGTGCAAATAATATTGATGTGTGGTCTAATAATTCAGCTACGGATTACTCCAATAACAGCTCAGGAGATGATGATGGCGGTTGGACAACTGAGGCTGTTCATGTTACAAAGACGGGTGATGATGCACAGTATATTTATTATTTTGTAGACGAAGCGGTTAGAATTTGCAACATAAATGAGTTAAATAATTCTCACATTATGTGGTATGGATATATTCAGCGACAGCAGTTTGGTTCTTCAGGGACTCCGGGTATGACTTTTTCTGGTTGGCAAGCTTTTAGAAATTTTTTATACCCACCAAAAACTGCTCACGATATCTTTTCTTATTGCTATGTAAACTCTGCTGATACAGGCGGTAGCAGTGGAACCAATGCAACTCTTGGTGACGATCCTCACGACAATACAGATGCGACTAACTATTATAGTGACAATAGAGGTGTTGCTTTCGTAATGAAAACAGCTACAAGCGACTTAAGGTTTAGGGCAAACAATACAGGGTTTTCTGGTTTCCTATCCTCTGGCCCTAAAACTTTTTTAGGAGATGCGTTAGATGATGCAGATGACGTTATAGATTTTGGAGGAAACAATGGAGATGGCGGGGCTACATTAGTAGATAGTGATGGTTTTACAGTTAGTAATGCCACATTTGTTGTTAGTAGTGGTGTTGGCGTGTTAGCAAATAGCACAACCGCAAATGGCGGTGCTTATCTAAGGCTTGTTCTTACTGCTGGAAAACGATATCAGGTTAGTTTTGATTTGGCTTCTAGTAGTAATGCCAACGGTTCTGTTTCTTTAAGTGCTTCGACTTCTTATGATAGCAATTCTGCTTCTGGTTCTATTAGTTCAAGTGGTGTCAATAACAATACCTTAACAGCACCTTATTATGCAGATGGCTCTTCTTCTGCTTATCTTCATTTAAAAGTAGAATCTACAACAAGCGGAGAGCATGCTGATTTTGACAATATAACAGTAAGAAGAATTGATATAATGGCCTTTGAAGACACCAATCCAACAATGGTTACTGATCAATTTAATGTAAATGATGTAATTACTATAGGTGATACTTTTATAGATTCTACTTGTGACTATAATAATGACCCAACTATTACGCACGATGCTAATCCAAATATTGTAGTTGGTTTGCTAGTTTCAGGTACTGGTATACCTGCTGGTGCTTTCATTTCTTCTTTAAATAGTACAACGTCTTTTGAATTATCTGCAAGCACGACAGGTGGTTCTGTATCGAATGGTTCTCTAACTTTTAATTATCATTTAGGTAGTTATCCAAAAGAGTTTATCTTTGGAGCTCTGCAAAAATCTACCGGAGGGCCAATGACTGTTCTTCGGTCGTATGGAGGAAAGCTTGGAGGAACCGCTCCTCATGTATACGCAGATGCAGATACTCCAGTTATATCTAGGGGGTTAGGTTTTAACATTGGGGTATCGGATGGAACAGCAGATGGAGACTGGGGAGCTGGAACATATGAGTTTTTTCAAACCAAAGTATATGATGGGCACCAAGAATCTTTACCTGTAAAAATGGGAGACGGAGAAGAAACTACAAATATAGTGGCTGGTACGCATACATCAGCAGGAGGAAAGGCTTTAAGAATTTCCGTATATGCAGACGTTGGTTATAATGGTCGCATGTCAGGTGCTAGAATATACACTAGGACATCTGGCTCAGATGATGATTTAATTTTACTATTAGATATAGATATTGTAAAGGGAGTGAGGACTACTTTAGACGGAGATCATGTTTCTTGGTCTTATCAAGTTGGTAAGGGGTATTATGTAGTTGGCCCAGCGGGAGGAAACGCATCTAGCCCTAACCTAGACACGTACACAACTATCAATGGCTTTAGCCCTGATGTTCATTTTAGTTCCTTAGGGGGTACCAATGAAATATTTAAGACTTCCGTTATTGCTAACAGGAGAGCTTTTATAGCAAATGTAAAAACCAAAGAATCTACAGGTGAGTTAAAGCGTTATGGCGATAGAATTATGTATAGTGAAATTGGAAAATTTGATACATTTCTTAGTCACAATTTCATTGACGTTTCAAAGGGTGATTATGGTGAGTATGTTGCTTTAGAAACATTTGCAGATCGACTATTAGCGTTTAAACACAACATTATTCATATTATAAACATTGCAAGTCCTAGTGTGGCAAGTTGGTATTTAGAAGACACAATTAAATACAACGGTGTACAGTTTTCTTTTAGCGTTGCCAAAACTAAAAATGGCATTGCTTGGGTTTCTGACGATGGGTGTTATTTGTATGACGGCACACGAGTGACAAACCTTATTGATAGAAAAATTGCTGTTAGTAATGCTTCTTACTCTACTACAAATGTCACATGGAATGATTGGTATCGAGGGACTGCTTTTTTAAAAGATGTTATGTTAGGTTACGATCCAATAAGTAATTCTTTATTAATGTTTAGAAGTCCGAACGATTCAACAACTAATTCTCATACAGGATGGATGTATGATTTTGATACTGGAGCTTGGGTATATCACACAGGTATTTTTACAGACAATAAAATTTATACAAATTTTATTACAGATTGGAACAACAACTTAACAACAGGAGGTCAGTCTGGTTCTCTTGTTTTATTTGAAAAGTTTTTACCAATAAGTAAGTCTGTAGCAAGTCAGCAATTTGTCACAAGAGATATAGATTTTGGAATACCCGGCTTAACAAAGAAAATTTATAAAGTAGTCGTTACTTATAAGTCAGATGGTGCAGAGACTACACCCTTTACGTATGCAATAGACGGTAAACAAAACTTTGCAGGGGATGGCGGGGGCACATTTACTGGTAATTTTGTAGACACTTCAGATAAATGGGACGTAGTTACTTTAACTCCTTCTTCTACAATTTCTTGCCAAAGTATACAAATTAAATTTACCTCTCCAAGTGCGGGAGTATTTGAAATTAACGATATGTCTATTCAATATAGAGTTATTCGTAACTTGGAGCCAACTTAATGGCTATTAATGACAGAGAGATAAGGAAGTTAATTAACACAAAGCAAAGCTCTATGGAGTTTGAGGGAATCCCTTCTTTAAATGGTATGCTTGAAGGGCAAACCGCCATACAGAAAAAATCAAACTCCCAGTTATCTTTATATAGAAAACAATTTGGAAAGCTGTTTAAATCTCACATGAGTGCAGATGGTAATCAATTTATAGAGAAGAATTTATCTGTAGAAAAAAATTTAGAACTAAAAGGCGACTTAAATGCTAGTGGTTTATTAAATGCAAATACCCTTGTTTTTAATAGGGGGCCAGAGTTAACAATAGCTAGTGGGGCAATTACAGCTACTCACTCTTTTCATTTAGTTGACACTGAAGGAGATGCATCCGCAGATGACTTAGACAGTATTACCGCTGGAACAACTGGACAAATTTTAATTTTAAAGCCAGCTAGTGGGTCTAGAGATGTTAGAATTAGAAACGGTGAAGATAATATTTATACATCGGGAGGCTCTAGTTTTTCAATGAATACAACAAACGATACAGCTATTTTATTAGCAGATGGTTCAAATTGGTATCTTATACTGTCAATAAGTATATGATAATTATTAAAAGTTTTATTAAATTCAAAGGAATTACACCATGATTAAACATTCCTCAAAGTCAAAAGGTTTTTTACCCGCAAAGTCTGGCCCTAATCTTACAGGCTTTTATATGGGTAAGTCAAACACTCTTCTTCAAATGATGCAAACTGGTGGGCAACCTAGTCGTGGTGCGGCTATGCTTGCTCAAGCTACACAAAAACAAAGCGATATAAAAAAATTAGAGTCTCAACAAAGAGCAGAAGCCAAGAGACAAAAACGTGGTGCATTATTTGGAAGTGTTGCGAGTAAAGGGTTAGGTTTATTAGGTTCGGCTATAGCTGGCCCATTAGGAGCCGGAATAGGTTCTGCATTAGGAAAACGTTTAGGAGAGGGAATAGGTGCTGGTAAAAGCAGACAATACGATTCAAGTGGCACAGTGTTTGGTCAACAAGATTTTAGAGATGTAGAGCAGGCTAGTAGAGATTACACTAGAGGTATGGGAGAAAGAGCTGTAGTTTCCGGTTTAAAAGCTGGGCTTACAGCGGGGTTTTCACCCGGTGGCGGGATATATGGAGAAGCCGCTAGAAGAGCAGGGGGGCTACGTCCTACTCTTGCTGGAGCTGTTGGTTATGGAGGAGCTTCATTGCCGTCCGCTCCTCAGATAGCAGATACGGGAATTATGGATTCAATATTAAATGCTACACCTTCTACTCCTGTTCCTACGGCTTTTAATCCACCAGACACGTCTCTTGTTTCAATGCCATTGGGCTTAACAGAGCAACCATTGATGTTTCAAGATGGTGGTAAGGTTCAGCGTGGTGCTTTGATGCAGGCTTTTAAAGAAGCGGATAAAAATAGAGATGCTATTATGGCATCGGCTAAGGAAAGAATACTTGGTGATGAGACACAGCAGTATAGTCCAGAGTCAGCTCAGCATTTAAAGAAAGCGGGATTATTGGGTATGACAAAAAGAATGAGCAAAGAAGATTTAGAAGATAGAGCTTTTTTAAGAGAGCAAATAAAATCAAGAGAAGGGTTAGATGATATGATGTTTGATTTTGATCCTACTTTGGGGATTGGTGATGTCGCAGTCACTCAGTCATTAGCCCCTAAAGGACTTCGTATGAGCGACAACCCTTTAACAAGCGATATATCGTCATTGCGTGCTATTTCTACGTTTAACCCACCTGAAGGAAGCACTTTAGATTCTCCAAGATTTTTAAGGAGTGTACTCTCTTCGTTGTCTGGTATGGAAGATGGCGGTCTTATCGAGTATGGGTATGGTGGTAGCGTAGGCAACATAGAACAAATTTTAAAGGATGCAGGCATAACAGCAACCTCTCAGCAGTTAGCTTTGTTTGAGCAGTTTGACCCCACATCTCTTAATAGAATGGCCGAAGGTCTGCAAGATAGCTTATTGTCTGGAACACAGCAAGCACAGCAAGCACAAGCTGGAACAGGATTTGCAGGTTCTGGAGCAGTGCAACAGGCACAGGTAGAGCAAAGAGAAAGAGCCGGTGAGCAGATGGCTCAAGCAACGGAAGATGCTAGTAAGGCTTTTGCTTCTGACACTTTAGGAGAGGCGGCTAGTATGATAGGACAGGGTGCTGAGTTTGGCACTGCCGTTTCATTTGTCGCTCCAACTGTTAACGTTTTGCCAACGGTAGACCAAGGGGCTGTGAACTTTAATGGTGTTGAATATCAATGGGACAACGACTCTGGGCAGTATATTACATCAGCACAATTTGAGCAAGGCATGAGCACTTATTATGATGACCTATATGGTTAAAATGAGGTATTAAATGGCAAACGGCCCTAGAAGTATATACAGTAGAAGACAGCGATTAGGCCCTGCAAGTTACGAAACTCCCCTTGCAGACTTTTTAGATAGACTGCCAGATTATTTTGATCAGTATCAAAGAAATAAACTAGCACTTGATAGGCAAAAACTAGCAGATAAAAGATATGAAGATTCTCAGACGTTAGCAAAAGAACAAAGAGAAAAAGAACAAATACGCTATGATCAAGAACAAAAAAGAAGAGAAGATGAACTTATAACTAGAGCTGGTTTAGTTGCCGCAAATAAAGGTAATTATGATCTTGCAGAAAATCTTTTTAAGGGTGCTGGTAAAGACGATATAGCGGCTACATTTTCTCAAATGCGAAAAGATGAGCAAGGAATGGAATCTGGTTTATCTGATATAAAAGATGCCTTCTATGGAAATCAGTCTCCTTATAAGATAGAAGATATGATTAATAATTACCGTGAAGAATACAATGACAAAATTAAAATTAACGACACAAGAGATCAGGCTCTTACAAATTGGATGCAGTCAAACTCTGAAAAGGTAGCAAAATACAATAAGGGTTTCCTGCCCTTGAAACAGTGGCCTACATCTGGCCCAGATGGACAAAGAGACTTTGATGAATATGATAGAATTAGAGACAGTATTGAAGAAGACACTAAAGTTTTAAATAGCGGTCAGTTTTTAATGGGCAAGACAGCCAAGTCGGTAGCCAGAGATATAAAAGCAAAAGAAGGAGAGCTTAGGAGGCTTGAAGGTAAATACAAGACCGAGACAAGGGAAGAATATAACTACAGAACTAAAGCGATGCCAAAAATGTTTGGTGCTCTTTCTGGCGTAATACCTAGCATGCCTAATTTAGCATTTGGTCAAGGCACTGATCAGGAGTATACTATTTCCTCTGATGAGTCTTTAGCTGATATGGATGTAAATGATGCGATTGGTCAAAAGCTAACAGCTTTGCAAGAACCGATTGGCCCACAGCCAGATAGTTCAATAGTAAAAAGCACAACTCCTATACAAGATATACTAAATATGCCTAGTGCACAGGCTCAACCTCAGACAACAGAACAAGACACTACCGAACCTGCTAATTTGCAACTTGGTAAAACTATTAGTGCACAGCCAACAGCTAACTTTGATGTAAAGGACATATCTGAAGTTAAGGATAACATGTTAAAAAATCCTCAAACAGCTCGCAAATACGCTAAAGATATTAAGAAATTACAAAATTTATCTAGTAGATTATTAGATGTTCAGAATATACCAAACGAAAAAGGCAGAGATTTTACTAGAAAAAAACTTAACAAAGAAATTGAAAAAATATCTAATGATATTAAAAAAGAATATGGAGACTTTATTGATCCAAATACAGGTGATTTTAGTAGTGACGAATTTAGTAATGATTTTTTCTCTGTATTAAGTTTGTATAGTGATGTCCCTCAAGATCAATTAAAACAATTATTCAAAGGTTTTTCTACAGCAAAGCCAGTACAACAAGCAATATAAAGCATGCCAACAAACCCAGATTCATATAGGTCTTTTTCGGATGCTCTAGGTCTGGCTTACAATAATCCAGACAAGGTAAACAGTAAAACGTTAAACAACCTATACGATACATCGGATTATTTAGAAGCAGATGCAAATCCTAAAACCGATCAGTATAGCTATGCTGATTTTCTAGTAGAAAGAAGTACAGAACTTCAAAAAGTTAAAACATCATCTGAAGATGAATCTTTGTATGGTTTTATACCCGGAGGGTGGCTACCAGATTGGGTTAAGGACGGATACAATAGGAGCATAACGGGTTTGTCTGAACAGATAATATCTGGAGAAAAAAGATTTGAGCTAGGGGATTACAAACCAGAAACTTTACAAGATATAGGGGCTACTGTAATATCTTTTATACAGCCACTAGACTTTGCAACGATGGCGGCTGGTGGTGGTATTGGAGGATTCGCCGCTAAACAAGCATTAAAATCTGGTGCAAAAGAAGCTCTAAAAAAAGGACTGTCAAAAACAGCTACTAATAAGATAGTAACTAATAAATTAGATGATCTTGCAGTAAAAGAAATATTGGGCAATGCTCCAAATAAAGCAATACAATTAATGGTAAATGGTGGAGTTGCACCTACGGTAGCGAAGAAAGCTGTAGAGCAGGCCGCTCCTAGAGTAGTTCATAAAGCCTTAATTGAAGGTGCGGCTGGAGCAACAGGATTAGGATTTTATCAGGGCTTAGCCACAGGGCAAATGACAAAGATAGAAAGCGGTGATTTTGATGAGGCTATGGCTTTAAAAGAAGGGATTAAAGGTAGTGCTTTAGGTGCTGTAACAGCAGGGACTGGGCCGATTGTTAGGTCTGCTTTGAAAAGGTTAAATCCTGCAACTCAAACCCTTGCCGTAAAAGCTGTAGAGACTGCTGAGTTTGGTACCCTTGCTCCGATTCTTAGTGGAGAAGATATAAATGTAGAGGGGTATATACATGCGGCGGGTGTTATAGGTGGCTTAACGGCACAGAAAGCGGCGTTAAGGTATGCTAAAAAAGGTATAGATGCTGTAAAGTCTAAGCAGTACGAAAACGCAATGGATGCTGAAACTACAGCAAGATACGTAATGGAGGAGACCAGTAAAGACGTTCAAAAGAAAAGTGTTCGTAATATGATAGAAACTAATGAAGTTTTTACGGATAGAAATGGAACAGAATTTGATCGTTTACGTTTTAACGATAAGCAAAAAACGGTTCAGTTGCGAAACAAGCAGACTCAGAAAGTAGATAAAATTAATTACGATCAATTTGACCAATTATTATTTAGAAGAAAAAGCAAAGCTAGAACAGAAAAAGGTCTCGCTACATACAGAAATAATCAAATAAAAAACCTTACAAAAGAATTAAAATTAGATACTAAAAAATTTAATGAGCATATAGATGCATCAAGACTAAAGCCACCAGCAGAAGGTGTAAAAAATAAATACTCCTTAAACTCTTTAAGTGGCGTAGAAAGGTTTAAGCTGTTAAATGAGCTTAGGCATGAGAAGAGAGTTCTTGATTTAGGTAAGCAGTTAACGGAAGCAGGTTGGGAGGGTAGTTTACTACCAAAGAAAAGATTTTTTGATGATCTGTTTCCCACTCTTCCTAAGTTTTACAGGCAAACAAAAAATAGAGGAACAACACAATTAGAAACATTGTCATTTAGAGACTTTGATCGCTTTAACATTAGAGAGCTAACATTGACTGGTGACTTTATACAGCAGTTTAGAAGTGCAGGTGTATTTAAAGGCGGTTTATTTAAAAGAAAAAAGTTATTAGAATACAATCAATCTTTAGCTGACAAGCTTGAAGACCCTAGATACGCCATTGCAAATAATAAAAACTTACCAGACTTTCAAAAAGTACAAGAGATTAGAAAAACATTTGATGGTATATGGGAGTTGGCTAATAAGGCGGGTATTGACCTAGGGCCTAAAGAACAATTTTATTTTCCTAGAATGATAAAGCCTGAGTTTTTAGGAATATTTAATAAAGACATAGCAAATATAGCAAAGAACAATGCAGAGTTAGCATTTGATAGTAAGCTAGCAAATAATAAAAACTTTCAAGACTTGCTAAAGTCTTACATAGACACAAAACAGTTTGATCCTGCTACTATTAATGTACTGCAAAAAATGGGTGGAGTTGTCCCGCCAGAAACGTCAGTATCTTCTGCTTCAATACCTGTAATTGGCAAAACAAGAGCAAAGCAAGCTGAGATAAATAGAAAAATGGCTCAAGCTTTTTATGAATTAAATCGTGCAGTTACGGTTCAGTTTGCTAACACAGCAAAGAACTTAGAAGTTGCTAGAAAAGGGGTTGACATACCAAAAGAATTTATGGAGAGAGATGTCAGATTAGTTCTTTCAAGATACTCAAAACAAGTGGCAAACAGAATATCTTTTGTAGAAACCTTTGGCAAGAAGGGCGAGGTTATTACTAGCAGAATCAATGCACTTCATAAGTCTTCTAAGGATGCTTTAAAAGCAGGCGATTTAAAACTTTCAAAACAGTTTAGCGAATCAAGTAGATTGTTAAAACAGTTATTTTCTGCTTCCACAAATAAAATTGAGATTGATCCATCGTATAACTGGAAGACACCAACTGCAAGAAAGTTTTGGGGAGACATTGTTGATTTCCAAATAGGTACAAAAATTGGTTTAGGTTTTGCTACAATACCAAACATAACACAGACCTTTATATCTACCGCAATACGAACAGGGTATAGGCCTTTGATAAGGTCAATGTATAATTTATCTGTAAATCCTGTAGTAGATTCTAAAACTGGATTAAGATACAGGGATGCAATTAGGAAGTCTGGTGTTTCTAATTTATCTGTATTTCAAATGATATCTAATTTAGAGCCTTCCGATAGGTTCATGGGAAAGTTTGCTGAATTAACAACAAGCGTTTCAGGTTTTCAAAAGGTAAATGAATTTAACCAAATAGTTTCTGCGGCCGCAGGTAGGGAATGGATACTGGCACTTAGGAAAACAGCTAATGGTAAAAGTGCGTTGTTAGATACTGGAGTAAAACTACCTCAGTTATTAGGTGGTGCTAGGATAAACAGAAGACAGTGGGCAATTAAGACTTTAAACGAATTAGGCTTTACTGATCATACAAAAACTCCTACGCAAAGACAGTTATATGAAGCTATGTATAAGTTTTCAAGAGACAGTCAATTACAAAGAAATGTTCTTACAGAGCCTTTAGTTTCTCTTGATCCTAGATGGAGACCTTTCTTTTTATTTAAAAAGTTTGGTTACAAACAGTTCAACTGGATAAGGGAGCAGTTACAGGCAGAGGTGTCTCGTGGTAATTTGTTTCCTATGTTAAGACTTGGTGTGGCAGGAATGGCAGGTGGCGAGTTCGTAGGATACGCTAGGGATGCCCTTGCGGAACTGATAGCAGGTAATGAGGTCTATGATAATAACAGGTATATGTTTCCGTATTTACTAAAAGGAACTAAACTATCAGATGTGGGATCAGATCAATTTGTAGAAATGTCTGAATTTACCATAGACGATTATGTAGATAGGTTTGCATCTGTTGGTGCATTTGGCGTTATAGGAGATATTGTTGCTAATGAAAATAAAATTAGAGCTATTGAATTTGCTTTTAAACCTGCGGTCGTTCAGGACTTTGATAAGATATGGAGTGCTATGACCAGAACAATAGAAGATACAAAGACATACGGATTAGGAACAGCGAAAAGACTTCCAAAGTATGTGGCTCCTATACTCGGTACAGTTCCTAGAAGATTTACTGAGAGGTTTGAGCCCGTTGGTCAAAGAAATGCTTATGTGTTAAGAATTAAACAGTTAAGATTGGGAGACATAAAAGACTCTATCATAGAAGGAGACAGCGATAAGGCAACAAGGTTAATACAGGATTACAATAGAACGTATGGATCAGAAAATCCTATTTTATATGATGACTATGATGCTGATTCAATTACAGAAAGAATTATAAATAGAATAAAGAAAAGACAAGAAAACGTTAGAAGAATTAATCCGTAACATATAGTAAAGTTTCTTCTGCATATTCTGGAAACCCATTCTTATTCCAGAACTCGGCTAATTTCTGAAAATACTTATCACCCGTTAATCGCTTCGCCAGACATTGTTTAATTAAAGATAGTATCTCATTTGCCTGTTCCTGAGGTAATGCATCTTTTACATCCGGCTCCTCTTTTAAATCTCTTTCTTTTTTTCCGTCATAACGCATTAAAGGTCTTTCTTCTCCGTGTCGTTTACATATCATATATAGCGATCCACCACCAATAGCAGAAACATGAAAATTATTACATCCTTCTTTGATGCAATGGTATGTAAGAGACTGGTCTCTTCCTGATGAAAAATTATCTAGTATGTCCATTATGCTTGTCTCCTTATTCTCATTGATAAATACTCATCTTTCTTTTTCTTTGTATATGTAGACCGCTGACTCTTTGTCATTTTCAACCAACATTCCGGAAGCGAAGAAACTAACGTATCATAACTACTTGCAATTCCACAAAACATTTTATTTTTTTTACTGTATTCTTGAGTTTTAGGATCAAATGTAGAAAATCCACAGAAACCACACAGTTTATTTGTTTTAGTACAAATTTCAAACATTACTCTTAAAAAACCCCCTCTAATCTCACGATTATGGCTGTAAAATAAATTATTGGACATAGGTATCGCCTAAAAATAAACTATTTAATAAGGGGGCCGTAGCCCCCCTATTATTAACAAGCACTAAAATGGCGTATCTTTTTTGTATTCTTCTTTAAACTGACCAGAAAGATACCTATCTCCCTTATCGGTTTCGTTAATCCACAAAGAAAAATCTTTCTTTTCTCCATTTACGATACCATTGCCAGTATAGTCAGGCTTTTTATCGCCATCTTTTTTGAACTTGTTTTTCCACAGCGTAAAGCTGTTTTCTTTTTGTTTGTATTCGGCCATTGTGCCTCCTAATTATGGGCAAGCTAATTCATTACCTTTTTTAGCCAACTCAGATCTGTTTTTAATTGATCCAATTTCTCGTAATGTTCAGCCTGCCCTGTTTCGTTATTAAGTCTTGACTCTAATTGATTTAATCTTCTATGACATGATCCGTTTTTACGAATACGCCCTTTCTCCAAAAGTTGTCTATAAAAAGAGACCAATCCCTTAGGGCCTAATCTCTTGGGATTGTATTTACTCATTTGCTAATTCCTTCATTATGGTTAATAGTTCAATAAAAAATTTATAATCTAAAACAATATACGGTTTACCACGATCCTCACGAACAACAACTCCCTCTTCTTGCTTCTCTGGTTTAAGCCACTTAGCAATCTGTCTTCTCCTTTTGCAACCGTAGTAATGTCCTTCAATTTCAATGTCTCCTTGTTCATGCTGTGCTCCGCCCCTATCTCTATTATATGCTTCAAGTCCTAATTCCTTTGCCATCCGAACGGCTTGTCTTTGTAATTCAGCACCTCGTTGCCTAGCTCTTTTTCCTGTTTTAATATTTTTTGGATTTTTCATTTGCTGTTTATTGCTCATTGGGAACACCCTGCATTACGGAACTTTCTAAGATAACTTCCTTTTCTTTTCTTTTATCTATCATTGCATTGTTTTCTTTGTCTAACATTTGTTCTTTAATTCTCTGCATGTCTTTTAATAAGTTAAGATACGGGCCTCGGTAATTTGTTAAGTTGTTACCTTGTAATGCAATTTTCAATGCGTTTATATGAACCTCAACTTCCTGCTTTGAATATTTAATTAGGGCTGTGCAAACATATTCTTTCATAATAACTCGTTTCCTTTTTTAAATGGGAGATAGGCATTTGTTCTAATAATACTACCACCATTTATTGTTTTTTGCGTTCTTGTATTTTTAACATCAAAGTCAAATAAAAAATTTCCATGCTTATCTGTTATTTTCCAATACATAATAATCTTGTCTTTAATCAAGTAAAGAAATCCAAAGAAAGGAACTCGCAACATCTCTGAAAGTCGCTTTCCATCCATAACCTTATCTAAGGTAATTAACCACGATCCAAAATTTATTAGTTGCATCAAACTTAAATTTCTACATTTAGACTCGAAAACTCCAGACAGTTGATTTTCTTTTATAATCATCCCGTCTACCTTTGCATCCATATCTTTATCGGTTTCTACAATAAAAGAATTTTCCTTATGTTTATTGCATATATGTTGTCGAATTACATCAAGCATTTCTCTTTCATACTCTAGTGACCTCTGTCCTTTTTTTGTTAATATATCCATTAAAAAGGAACAGGAGATTCTTTTATTAATTGAATAACTCTTGCAACTGGGTAATGAACCTCAGAGTCTAAATCATTTACAAATTTCTTCTTAGATACGTCTATTAATACCTTGTACTTTATAATGTTACTGATGTGAAGGAAGGGCAGTTGACCACCCTTCCCACCATCTTTTAATAAACGCATAATAGATAAAAACTTAGCATACCCCCAGTTTTTTTGCTGTTGATATACAAAACCCTCAACCTTCTTATATCTGAATATACCATTATCCCTAACAAAAGAATCTGGGTAGTCAGAATGTTCGTCTTTATCTATTTGATACTCCGGTTTAAAAACATCTGCAATATACTTACCAAAGCGGACATTTTTACTAATCTCCATATCCACTACAGTTGCAGTATATCTCCCTGCTGATATTGATTTCTCAAACTCTAACGGGTCTCCAGAATAATATGCATCACCAACTTCCATACCTTATTACTTCATCTCCTCAATCTTATCAAGACAGGCTTGTAAATTGTCTAAAGTAATGTTGTTATTTTTTAACTGATACAAGACTTTATTTTTCTCTTTGGCTTTTAAACCATCAACCGCATTGAGGATTTGTTCTCCAATGTATTGCTCACTTGTTTGTTCAACAACTGTGCCATTAAATGTGTCCTTAACCTTTTCTTGAAGGTCTGTATCTGTCAGGATTTTATTCTCTTCATCTTTATCAAGCATTTCTTTGATACCGTGATATCCATGTATGATAAACTGTACCCACTTCTCCATTGTTTTCATATTGTCTGATGTGAGGCCTTGTCCCTGTTCTATGAAGGCTACTGCGACACCATGTCGTATCTTGCCTTCTGTTATTTTATCCCAATCGGGTTGTTTGTCGCTCATAGATCGACTCCTTTCTCTTTGTATCCACCACCGCATATTTCATAGAAGTTGCAATACTTAGGGTTGCACTCCCATTTATATACAGGAGCTACACCTATCTCAATGGGTGGATTACCTGTTTCAAAATTCTTTTTAACGTGATACCAATACTCTTGTGCTTTTTTGATGTATGATGTTGATATTACTTTTTCTTTCATTCTTGAATTGTCTTTGTTGTAATATAATAACGCTAACTTTTTCAGTTTGTTCCCAGTATGTTCTTCAAACCACCAACCGTATGTACCTAGCTGTATGTTGTAATTAACAGCAGGATTAGGATCGGGGTTACGACCGAACATCCCTTTCCACTTCCAAGCATTGCAAGTTTTAATATCGTACAAAGCGTTATCTTCAACAATAATAACATCTAGGAAGCCACGCACATTTACATCGGGTAATCGTATCTCACGTTCTATCATTATTTGAGAACCGTTGATTCTTGCATAATCCATTAGTGCTTCTTGAATATCTCCATGCACTAAGTCTCCAAGCCTAAACAATCTCATAGTGTTGTCATCTATTTCTTTTGGCTCTACCTCTGCGACATGTTGGAAATAATGTTTTCTCATGCACATCCCCGCTGAAGAGGCATGAAACCATTGTTCTTTGCCTTGATATCTTTTTTTCTGGTGAAGGCTATTGCCCTTCCGCAACCAGTCTTCATATATCTTTTGTATGTTTAACATTTTTGTTCCTTTAGTATATGGTAAAGGGCAGGACTTTTGAGGTGTGTAGTTGCGGAGTGGATCGGAAAATTGTTGGAGCAAAAACCGATCCTGCCTGCCCTGTTAGTTTCATTTAAACTTTTATCTCCAGAGTTTCTTTATTATCTGAGTAGAAAGTAATCTCTATCACCGCACCCTCATCTGTCTCAGCATAAATTGTTTTTAGAAATGTTTTTCCATTCATTATAGAGTCAGATTCAATAGATAAAGATTTAACTTTATGTATATTAACCTCTTGATAGTTCCCTAGTGTTGATTGCATTATCCTCTCCTTGTTTTTGTTCTGCCCATCTGTCTAGTGCAGTAAGTTCTTTTGACTCTGCTAACTCTACAAATTGTAAGGCTCTTCTTAGACCACTAATCTCAGCGAAATAATAATCGTTAGATGGATTGTCGTCCCACTGCTTCTCCACTTTAGTAATCTCTTTAGCTATTTGATATTTCAGTTTACTTAGTACTGTAAACACTGTATTCTCCTTTTGTTTCTATATACTGTAACTCACTTATCATTGTTTTGTTCCCGTTTTTCTACATATTCTTTTATAATATCTTGTATATGTTTAAAGTACCCAAACTGTTTGTGTGTTTTTATTTGGTGGCAATTACGACAACGTATCTTACACTTGTTTATTTCTGTCTGTACAGTTTCCCATTTGTAACCCGCTCTCACAAGAGCACCTACTCCCTCAGTCCGTCTTTTGTTCTGCCTTTTCTTAACTCCCTTAACGTGGTCAAATTCCAGAACTCGATAGTCATTCTCACCACAGTCTACACAGCCGTGAATAAAGTACTCCATAAGTATTTTCTTATAGTTTTCTCTTACTACACGAGCCTTTCTTTCTTTGACTTGCTGTATTCTGTGTTGCCTATGAGACTCATACCAAGTATTGTTATGATACGTCTTTTGACAGGCCTTGCAGGAGTATTGTCTACCATCGGGTTTAGCACGATTGATATAAAACTCCTTGCGGGGTTTGTCTTCCTTACAAGTTGCACACCTCTTTAACATCTCAAGTTTCGATTCTTTTTAATTTAGTTATTCTTAGTTTCAGATTCAATGTTTTCTTTTGATTCACCTGAGTTTATATCTATCTCTAAATATTTCTCATCATCCATAACATAGCCAATCGCATCTTTTTTCAGAATAGACCTAGCTTCCTCAACTGACTCAGCTTCTACAAATCCACTAGCTGTTATTGTCCAATGATATTCTTTCATTACTTGCTCCTTTTTATAGGGGCGGGTTGCCCCGCCCCAGTTTAGTTTACGCTACCTGATCTGACTTTAACCAGTCAATCATCTCTCTGTATCTTTTCCTAATAACCTCATCTACAAACACCTTAACATAAGGCTTCTTATCGTATATCTCTTCTGACGGCACTACCATACACTCCGCACTAGATAGTCCTTGATGATACAACATGTATTCCAACCATTCTATTACATCTTGTTTAGACTCAAACAAAGATTGTTTTTTATCATTCTTTCTTGTTGTCATAGGTAATTTCATAATAGCTCCTTTTTATTATTGTTGTTTTAAGCTTCGTGCTTACTTATTATACGCACCCAGTTTCAAAAAGTTCCAAATTAATTTTTCTCTCCTATTTATTTTTTTGTTCTTTTGTTTCTTTTTTCAATGTCCCATCCCCATTTTCTAAGTTCTGGTATACCACCTCTCGTATATGACTTGATAAAACATTTTTTAAAATCATAATACATTTTTACTAAGCCACCTTTCGGAGTGCATATCCATACAGATTGATCCTTACCCTTATACATATTAATTATTCACGTCAAAGATATGGTAGACCTCAACATGGGTGTTGCAATCACAATTTGAGCAAGAGAAGTTGGATACAATACCCTCGCTCTGTTCGTCTTCATAAACCTCCTGTACATCGTGATCGCCACCCCATATTAACTCTGACTTACAATGCCAACATCTAAACCGTTTGTAGTCGTTGTCATCCTGAGCTTCAATAAGTTCCTTTAGTCGTTTAATCTTCTCATCCCTTCTTTCTACCATAGTTTCGTATTGCAGTAGTTCTAGCTGTAAGTCCATATATTCTTTCATTTACCTCTCCAATCCTGTATCGAGTACACTACTAGAGTTACCATAAACAATCCCATTGAGAGAATTACCAGTCCCATAGAAAGTATAAAGAAGTTCACAATCCACTCTGCTAAGTCTATTAATATCATTCTTCCCCCCTTGTAATCTCATAGTCTATATAGTTTTGTACATCGGGCATTTCATCTGACATCATACTTAACGTATTAATAATGATTTGTTGTTTATTATTAATGTCTTCTGTTATGTTTTTAATATACCATCTCATTAAGTAGTGGTAAATAAGGTGTAGTATCGCCAGATACACCACTATAAAAACATCAAATCCATTCTCTGATAAAGATTGTAACCAATGTATCATTTTACCCCTCCACCTGCTTTGCTCTCTTGTAAAGGAAAGCCTCTATGATTTGCACCATTAGTTCATGGTTAATGTTATGCTCTTCCATTAAATGCTCTGCTTCTCTGTCTACTGCTTCATCTAATTCAGGAAATAACGTTTCACATAATTTGTCAAATACTAATTCATGTTCGTTCATTTCTTACTTCTCCTTTTTGTTTGTATGTTCTTATCATGCACACCAATAACAAAAGATAGTTAATGATATCCATAATTCTACCTTCGATACTTTCCGAGTATTCTTTACCATCTTTAAAATAGTTAAAAACACTACTTGTATGCTTCAGTAAATATACAGATAGTACCTTCATTGGTGGTATGTCTAATGTTTCTGCTATGTTCTCGAAGTTCCATAAAACATTTGAGTTATGGTGTCCTTCTGTGTATTCAATACGTTTATTGTCTGAAAGTTTCAAGGTTTCTGAAAGAAACTCTTCTCTCATAATTTGGTATTGTTTAGCGTTCATTCCTCTTCCTCATGTTCGTTATAAAATTCTTTTTTAGGATCAAGTCCGTTTCTAATAATCTCTGCCACCGCCACATCATTTAAGTCAAAACACCACTCACAAGACAATACGCTACCTTGTAAACCGCAAGAATCTATAAAGCGATAATCTTTTCTTTTCACTTTATGTTTTCTACAAATGCTACACTTCATTTATTACTCCTTTTATTTTTTAGGGCGTAAGCCAAGCGGTTTGTATGATTAACTGGATGAAATACAAATTCATTATGCTCGACTCACACCTCTATCTTACTCTAAATTCTACACCATTCTTGGTGTTTATCATCTTCACTTTTTCCCATCTGTAATGGCTTTTGCAGTACATTTGCACAGTTCGATTGTATTCTGTAATCTCTCTATTGTAGTCGTGTACATATTTATCTCTATCCATTATCTTATATGATGGTTGTGTTGCGGTGCAACTACAAATAAGGATTAGTAATACTATTTTTATTTTACTTACTATTTGCACAGTATTTACACTCCTTCTTTTTAATACCTCTTGTTGGAAAGTCTTGGTATTTCACAATATACTGAGGAGAACTTCTATCTGTCTCCCATACACAATTACAAGACTTACAATAATTCATCCTAAATGTTTCTTTTTTGGAATGTTTTCGTTGTTGCTTTGTGTGTACAACACGTTTTTTCTTATTGTCAGATCCGCAAAAAGAATCTATTGCCCATTGCATTTTACAAATCCCTCCTAATAATATGTTATGTATGGAATTGCTATATTCCAAGTTTTGCCATTATCATTTGTGTCAATGCAAGCATCTCCTATTTTATAATGATTATATCCCTCAAGATCATAAAACTTTACAAAATGTTTAATACAATCATCTATTTGACTATGATCATCCCAATCATACCAACCATCATCCATTGTATCTTCGTATAGCTGTGTTATATATCTTAGGTTACAATCAAATCCTTTTGCTTTTGCATCCTCCCATAAATACTCTTCTCCATTATTGCCATTCATGTCTTCATCTAAATTCCAAAATAACTTTTCTATTCTGTGGGGTAAACTATCACTATCGCAATAAGTCATTCGCATTAACCCTATTGATATGCTATTTCTATTCATTACAAATCCCTCCTAGTTTCAAAGTATAGATTAATTTCATCTCTGTATAACTTGCTCATAGGAATCGGATCATTTATGAAACTTGCTACAATTCCACAAAAGTCTTCTTTCTTTAAGAGGCAGTTGTTAATGTCCAGTTCAAAGAACATCATCACATCTTCCTTATTGATTTTCTTGAATGGTCGCTTCATATCGCTTTCCTTTCGTCTCATTGGATACGGCATCGTTGCCCCCTCTTCTTTTATCTCTTTCTATTTTTATTTTAAGTTCATCGACATATCTCTTGGCTCTTTCATAACCCATGTCAATTACTAATCCTTTCATCTTGCCCATTACTTCTCCTTTGTTTATTAGTTAGACCTTGCCACCTCTTCATCAACAAACCTTTCGGCTTCAAGGCTGTCTTTTACGCTTTCTATGTCGTAAGTATTCCATATATAATTATCATGTGCCTCTCTAAAAGAATCCACATCAAGAACCATGTCAAGATAATATTGCTTATAATCATCTGTATCCCAATGCTTTAACCTTAGTTGAATTAACTCTTCATATAGTTTTATATACTCTTTTGATCTTCTCATTATTGATCCTTTGTTTATTAGTTATACGAGGTTAGTTCGTATTGGTTCCAGTTTTTTTTGATTTTTCTTGGTCAAACCCACAATAATTGCATACTCCATCTTCAGATGCTCCATTATTTTCATAACCTTCGCCCATGTCGAAATCACATTTTTTACATTCGTAATCGTATTCTTGCTTTGCAATTTCCTTCGCCTTTTTAAACAATTTATAAGCCTCTTTTTTTGTGTAAATGGATTCAAAAACATCATCAAAAGAATCCAATTCATCGTTATAGGAAATACGAATGTCATAATAGTGGTTACGATTATCCCATAAATCACGATACTCTTTTTCTACTGAATACAATAATATGCTTACATCATACCCACATATTCTTTCGCTATAGATTACATCTTGCAACATCTTAACCTTCCTTTTTTTTATTTACTTATATAACTACACACTTAATTAAAAGTTCCAATTTATTTTAATAATGTACATCTGCCGGTACTACAAAAACCTTTCGATCTTGTAGGTTCTTATCATCCCATTTGTTTAGTACGTTGTTTAAATGCCCTCTAGACTTTATTCCTTCTCCATCGCCATCATACATCCATACTCCTGCACCTCGATACATTCCCACAGAATGATAATGATACTGAAGATGACTATCTTTCAGAGATTGTATGATTTCTAGGTCGCTCTTATTTTCTGTAATCTTCCGTATTTCCTGTAAGTGCCACCTCATATCCCTTAATGTATTTTTCCATCCGTCTACCACCAATTTACGCCCTTCTACGGTTGTTATATGTGATACGGGTTGCAACCTATCGCCCCAATACGAAGTTCCACCATTATCAAAAGTATCGTAGTAGTCAAATGGATATTGTCCTTCGCATAAATAATCCATGTTATTTTTAGCTTTACCTAGTGCCTCGCCTTTGCTATTGGCGTATACTATGTTTCTAATTATCATGTGCATTTTATTTGCTCCTTTTTTTTATTATCTTCTAATTCTTTAAAATGTTTTACTATCCTATCACAAGCACTTACAACCCCATAGTTAAAGCCATCTACCACAAGAGGTGTACCATCTTTATCAACTCCAATATCATTTTTAATGTCTTCACAAGCGTTAATTAGGTTCTCTAAATAGATCATAGGTTCTGTATCTTGTTTGGTTTTCTCATTACTCTTCCTCCTTTTTGTAATTTTCAAATTCTATATGATATGGTTCTAATTCATTACCCTCTTCATCCTCATAACCATTAAAGCAAATCTGTAATGATGAAAGTAGCTGACCACCCTTTCCGAATACTTGTAAGTGTTTAGGTAGTAATTCTGCTTTTTTTTCACTAACAACAATATCATCTACTATAAACCTAATATATTTTTTCACAACTCTTCCTCTTTACACAATTTAAAATCTTCTTCATGCCAAACCTCATAACTTGAATTTAAACCCATTGGTATATATACTTTCCAATATCCATCTTTTAATTTCTTTACTAGAGTTGCAACAAACCCCTCTATAACTTCAACCTCTTCAACAAGGTCATCAATTTTATATTCCATTACTCTTCCTCCTCATCGTGTACCTCATCCCACAGATGCTCAGCCACTTCATAGAAATTGACTGTCTTTATAGAACTGTTTACCATGTCTTTTATAAAGCCATGTGCGTATTCGTATGATCTAAGAACATCATCAGCCATATCCTCTGCCCACGATTCTAGTTTTTTACTGAGTTCGTATTTATTTTCAGAATCTTCTGCAAGTTCTAAAGCGTGATTGTAATCTGACTCTTCGTTTGTGATCCACAAATTAAAATTCCAAGTCTCGTAATTTGTCCATCCGTTGTATTTATTACTCATTTTCAGAACCCCCCTCTATTTCCCAACTTAACCAATTTGTAAACATTCTCTGTACTTGAATAGAAGACCTACCTATTATATTTACATTTTTCATTTCTGTTTTATTGACTTGAGGATTTTGAACCATAGTGAATTTCATATCATCATTTAATGACCTCCACCAATGTAGTGCTTTTCTCCTCGCATCATTGACGATTATATTACTCATTGTATTACTGCTCCTTTTATTGTTTGCTTACTAATTATACTACACTATTAAAATAAAGTTCCCATTTATTTATTACTTTCTTCTGGTTCGTTATCTTCAACATTGAAATCAACTTTCACACCTAAATGTTTTCTAAGAATCTGTGGCAATTCATCATCTAAAGCCATAAAATCATCATCAGATACCACGTTAAATGATTCAACAATCTCGTTTCTTATCTTGTGAAATTGTGTTTTTGATATTATCATATTTATCATTTTTTACTGTTCCTTTTATTGTTTGTTTATTTATTTAACTACACTATTTGTTAAATGTTCCAAATTATTTTTTATTTATCGTACTTAAGTATACTTGAGTACGATAGTTTATATCTTTCTCCAAAAGGGGATGTATTACACACCCCCTTTAATTTCTGTAAGTTAGTTACGGTTCAAGCCTAGATTGTTTCCTATAAATTCGTATGTTTTTCCGTTGTAGTCTGCGTACCAATCATAGTTTTTTTGGTACACTTGAAACCCTAAATTAAAAATACTTGAAGTTTGATTCATTCTTGTTTTGGTTGTTGGTGTAAACCAACCCCCTGTATTTAGCATAATTGCATCTTCTGAAAACGATACAACTTTGGTGTTGTGATACTTTACAAAAGTTACTCCGTTTTCTGTAAAAACTTTTGTTTTGTGTGTTCCAATTTGATGTTGTTGTGCCATGTTTTACACTCCTTTTTTTATTATTGTTATTGCCTATTGATTCCAAAAACTCGCCATTGTTTATCGCTGTTCACGTCACAATCCGTATTGACTCGCAACCAATCTTCTAATGATAATCCGTTTAAGTTGAAAAAGATTTCATCTACATTTAAACAGAGTATATTTTCTAGTTCATCCATCCATATTCTATCTTTAAACCATTCACCACTATTTTCTAATAATATAATCTCCATTAAATCTTCTAATTCTTTTTTGTTTCTGTCTTTGCTTTTTTTTACAAGCAATTCAGTTGCCGTAATAATTTTCATTTCTAACACTCCATTTTTTTTGTTTTGTTACTTGTTATACTCTCCGAGTTGCGGAAAGTTCCAATTATATTTTACAAAATGTTAATGACCAATGATGACCCATCTCAGTATAATACCCGTATTTTTTCTCAATAGACTCTAGAAAATCATACCATTTTTGATTTAAACGGCCAAATTCATAATTAATAACATCACACAAAGGCCCTTCAAACGTCATTGTAATAGTTTCATCGTTGCTAAATTGGCAATAATCCGATCCAATAACATTTTTAATAATTGTTTTTTGACCACTAGAATTATAATCATAACATTTATTACTAAAATAAATTCTAGTATCTTGACATAATTCGGTTTCATACATAAAACTTTCTATGGCTTTTGCGATTGTATGTTTTGTTTTAATATCCATTTTATTTACTCCATATCCTCGTTTAAATGTTCGGCAATTTCTTTATAATTGATTTTATTTAATGATCCTTCAAAGCTTTTTAAATCCTTAGAAAATGTTATTTCTTTTGGATTTATCTTTTCATCTCTATTCACTAAATATTTAGCAAATTCTTTTAAATCTGTAGATATTTTATCAATGTTATCTTTATTATCTTTTGTTATTCCTTGAGCTATTCCATACATTAAATAATCGTTGTTAATCCATAGCATAAACGCCCACGTTGATTTATTAGTGTATCCATTATAACTCTCATTAGTGCATTTTAATTTCATTTTATTTTTCCTTTTGGTTGCTTACTTATTAAATGTATTTGCTGGGCAATAGTTCCAATAAAAATAATATACGTGTGTAATACTCGTGTTGTATATCCTAGCTTATTATATAAACTAAGTAAACGTGTAAAGTAATTACTATTATATATATATTTATTTATCATTTATTTATTTAATTAATTAGTTCGGCTCTTGCTCCATTGAAACTTATATAGTTAATTGATCTGTATCCTATACATTTATTTATTTATTTAATACAGTATCCCTGTAAGTCCTTATATTATTGAAGTTATAGAGATATAAAATATAAATTGTAAGTTGTAACGTGCCTAAATAAAAACGATTTTTTCAACACAACAATTCTAACGTGAAATGGGTTAGGGGGGAGGGTCGTGTGCAATAAAAGAAAGACACACATGCTGATATATTTTTCTGAAATTTTTTACACTTTTTTGGATTAGTTGCCAAAGCGGGTACTATTTTTACTAAAGCGGGTACTATATATACTATATATACTATATATACTATTAATAC